CGGGCGTTTTACTGGACCCCGGTTGGTCCAAACCTACTGCTGGCGTCCTCGTTCAGCCTGGACTTGGTGGTAGGCCATAGTCTCCAGGATATTCTGCTCGAAGTTATCACCGTCAGTGGATGGGACGTGGTCTGGCATTTTCTTAGGGTAGACTTCTGTATCGCCGCCGCCTGGAGCATGGCCGAGGCCCGCGTGGGTCCTCGAACCGGGGGTGCCGAGAGCTTGCAGGTGTCCCCTGATTTCAGGTAGAATCTCCGCAAGGATACGGGTCCCGTCTCCAAAGTCGCCGCCGTACTGGTCGAGTCGCCCGCGAATCTTTTCATCCACGAATCCTCGAATGGCTGCACGTCCCTCAGGACTGTGAGCCTTCATATTATAGCCTATAATTTCGTCTTTGTCAAGTGCGAGATTGACAATTCCGTCAATTCTGGCCCTCTCGGACTCTCTTAGGACCCGCTGGAGGTCGGGAGACAGCCTCCCGTAGTCCACTGGCCCAGTATCTTGCTGTGTCACTTTATTTCTTCCTTGTTGCACTTGACGATTGTAGCTCTCCACTGCATCATCGTCATCGTCATCGTCATCGTCCGAAAATGTCTGTTGGGCGATCCTCTCGACTTCATTGCCGGATACCCCCATCGCCGCCCCGAGACGACGAAAGGCGTCAACATCGCCGTCCTGAAAAACCATCTCCATGTCCTCTTTGAGGGCCATAGCCTTCGAGGCCTCTCGCCTAATTTCTGCGGCTTCCTGGAACTTCTCACGTCCCGCCGCCCCCTGTTGGGCCTCGGCAATCAACTTGTCTATGCCCCATTGTTCCGTCCGACCGTTGACCTGTACGTTAAAGGTACGGCTCTGATCTGGGTGGGGAGAGTTCGCTAGGGCCGGGTGGACCTGCGAGTTTGGAATCTGAATCAGGCCGCTGTCATCCGACGCACCTGGCGTGTGACGTTCCTGATTCGCCTGGGGGGTAGAATCTGGCATCTTTCTTCTCCTTGGTTAAGCTGGACCACCCTGGGTAATTCCCGGAGGAATGCCCATTTGCTGTGATCCTGGTCGCTGCTGACCTCCAGCAGCTTCAATTTGTGCAACTTCTTCCGGCGGCGGGAGTTCACTCGGGAACCTTTGACCCGCCAGAATCTCCAGGTCCATTTTCCAGACCTCGAACACTTTTCGGACGGCTTCACTCGCCAAACTATATTCGATCTTATTCATAAACTCCTGGAGCTTGATGAGCTGAATGTCCGGGTTCTGAGTATGTTCACCAATGTCCACGTTACCCGGAGTCTGCCCGTCTCGGAACAACTGGATAATCTGCCACGTTGCCTTCCGCCATGTTTCCCACAACTCTCGGGGAGCACCCGGCATGTCCAGGTTTTCCTCCATGGTGGTAATCCAGAAGCGGGTCGGGTCCACAAGCCCCATCCCAAACAGTTCCTTCAACTCTTGTTTTCGGACCTCACGGTCGCGGGGCTGACGGTCTCGGATATCAACTTTAATTTCCCACGGGTGAGGAATCGGGTTATCCGCCAACCTTAGCATACCCGTAGTCGGGTCGAGAATCACCCCGGCGATCGCATCATCAATCGTGGCGAGTTTAACGGTGTCCCCGGGCTGCATTCTCTCTTTAGCGACTTGGAGCATCCGCGAATATACACCCGCCAGGGCGTCAGCCAGCCCATGAGAAGGCAGGGCAAGACTAATGTTTCCCGTATTAAACAGGAAGCCAAGCCCAGCGGCAGAGTCAACACGGCCACTCGCCTCACCCCGTAGAGCCGAACCTTGACCCGCCAGCTTATCCATGATGCCACTTGCCACTTGGGCAACTTCACCGGGCAACTTGCCGCTGGTTGCGGGCTGTAACACGAAGGGCTGGAGATTCGGATTCAACGGGTCGGGCTCAAACTTCTCCGCACGTGGGCGGGGTCCCGTTCGCCACTTCTTAATGTCAATTCCTGAAGCACCCGGAATAAACAGGGTGCCAAACATGTCCAACTCCTGCACGTTCTTGAACAACGAAGACAACATCTTCTCAATCTGGTCATTCATCGGCATCAACGGAGCTATGAACCCCCTGGCAAACATCTTGCCAATGTCCGTATGCCGAGCCACGTGGAGGGGACACACAACCCGAACGTTCTCTTTCTCGAAGTTCTCGTCGATTAGAATCTTGTTGCCCACCTTAACGATGAACCGTGCTACAAACTGCTGCGTATCGTCGTAGACATAGACTTCCTCCAGGGGGAGGTACATCCGGCCATCCTTACGGGGTCCGGGGCCATCGTAGAAGCTACCGCCCGGTTTACTAATAGTCAGACCGATCATGTCAGACTTCTTTGCACTACCAGACGGATTCGTTCCATACCCCCCGCTTCCAAGGTCCTGCTCCGGCGGGGGGGACCCCCACGGAACATCGCGGGCGAGCATGTCTGTCTCAGCCCTCTTCAAGTCAATCCGCTTGTCGAACACGGTCTTCATCCGGTCCTGCAACCATCCAGCCGGGACCCACCGCTTCCGGGCGATGCCCATCAAGTTGCCGCAACCATCGACCCACGCGGGCATCCCACGAAGTTGACGTGCGGGCACGATCTCTATCATATCCGGGATATCCGCATGCCCCGTCTCAATATGGTTGAGTCCTACGGTTCCGTGTTTCAGAAAGGGAATCAGGGCCTGCCGCTTAATTTGGTCAAGCGGTAACGAGGAGGCGAGCGAACCCAGGGTAGCCGAACCAATCGCAGCCCTCCGTAGAGAGTCAAGTGATTCGCCCTTTTTGGCACTCCCGGGAGTAATGTCCATCTTCATATACCGACCCATCTCGGCCAGGTACACCCGGACAATCTCCTCGTACCGCATATCCAGTTCGCCCTTGGAGTTCTCGAACGCGATGCTCAAGTTTGCGGACCAACGGTCTAGAATCTTGAACCTCCGCACTCCAGCCAAGTAGGCGTCAATAATCTTGTGGGTGGTGATATGTACGTTAGCCTCTTGTTCCGCCGGAATCAGTTCTGCATCGAGAGCGTCAACAAGGTCGTCTTCTTTGGTTGGCAAATCAAGTCGGGCCATACGTCATCTCCTACGGCATGTTCAAGGCGTCGTATCCCGAAGGTGGCCACTCAGTATCGGGGCTATCCTGCCACGGGTCCTGAGGAAGGGGTTCCTCTCCGAGTGACCGCCGGTGGATAGCTGCGTCACGGGACATACCCTTATTAACCATGGCCATCTCAATGAGTCGGTCGGCCATGTGGTCTATTGACTGGCCCCTCTCTTTCCGCAGTGTTTCCACCGATTGTGTCAACTGACCCATCTTCTTAGTCTGTGCGATAATGTAAGTCTGAAGGTACTTTACTGTCTTTTCCAGATGCGACACGGTGCTAACCAGCGTCGATAAGTCTTCTTTCCACCCCATGATTTTCCTCCTAGAAGTATTGACCGGCTGGTTCTGTTGGTAGCCAGTCCATCCACCAATTGTCACTCGAACCGTGCTCCTCCTCAGCCTCATCATATCGGGCATTGAGGAGTATAGCCAAGTCTTCGCTTGTCAAGTCGGAGGCGTTGATTCCCGACATTGCTGGAACACCAAGTACATCTCCCTCCCCCTTCCTCATCGTGATCCAGCAGTGCCAAGTCCTCCGTGAAGTTTTCGACCTCGTAGAAGAGACGCCGATACCCCGGTTCATCCCGGCGATCCATCGGCAACTTAACCCGGAAGTGACGGAACCGCCACTCCATCTGCATAATCTTGTCTTCCTTCCGAATCTTGGGAGGAAACTTCAACGGAATGACCCGAGGAATCGACTTATTCTGCCCATACATCGACGGCAGATTATCTCGTACTCTCTCATAGAACTCCGCGAGAACCGGGTATGCTTCGACCCCGATCAAGGGGACATTCCACCTGATTGCCATCTCGTAGATTTTCCGGAGGAGGGCCTCCGGTCGAACTCTGCCCACCCAGATGTCGAGCGAGTACAGGGTGTCCCGATGCTCATGCGTATTCTCGAACCCCATTACGTGTACCACCGAGAAGTCCGACGTGGGAGTTGTGGTACGGGACGAATCCACCGTAATGAACCGACGCATCCCTTCAACCACCCCGGCCCAATCACGGTGCTGCATCGTGGGTACGGGGAGGTCCGCCCCGTCTTCCGCCTTTCGGATGCCTTTCAACGTATGGGTTACGCACGTCGCCCGACTATTCAGCGGGTCATTGTACGCCGCGTCGTCAATATCTTCGAGCCAATATGTGCAAAGCTCCGGGTGCAACTGGAGAACACGCTCAGCCGCCGTACCCGGATCGTTCATGTACTGGGCATTATAGGCCGCGACCCCTAGACGCCTCTTCTCCTGGTCTTGCCAGTCGCTTCCCATAACCGACCAATCCAGGTCGATTACGTTCATCAATGTCCGTTGCCAGAAGTCCTTGATCCGTGGATCGTCAGTAGTGTACAACCAATAGATAAACATCCTACGATTGTACAAGGTCCCGATAATCCGAATCGGAATCGAGAAACCAGGGGACCGAGCCATCGGGTAGATCGCGTTGAAGAAGAAGTTCTCGAAGTTCTCCCGAAGGTCCGATGGAGTCTGTACGAGATCGTCGGACTTCTCCACGTCGTCAAGAACGATAAGGCCGGAAGGTCGCACACCAAGTGAGGCACCCGTGATGGGAATCGCCCGACAGGACGACCCGTTTGCGAGGTCCATCCTGGACCCGCGATTCCATACCCCCGAACCTCTCTTTGCCTTCAGGTTCCCGAAGTCCCGAGCAATGCCCTCGTTGTTCTCAACTTCACCCATGAGACGACCGAGTCTGTCCCCACAAAAGTTCTGGGTCGCCAGGAACAGGGCACATTCCCAATAGGGAATAGTTACCATCTTCCTAAGAATATCTTCCAGGTTGACGGTAGTCTTACACGTACCTCTAGGGGCCGCGTGTACGAGCAAGTCATGTTCGTGCCAGTCCATCACCCATTGATAGTGGGAGGGTGGCGACGGACTAAACCCCGTACGATACCACGCCGGTCCCCTGGGGACA